TTGTATCTGGCGATGGCAGCCGCTTTGGCTGCCGTGAATGGATCGGTCGCTTTCTCTCTGAAGGTCTGGCGCGACTTGTTGGACTTACGGAACTTGGTGCAGTCGAAGGTCTGGCTTTTGCCTGATAGGAAATCCCGAACCCCGACGACATAATGGGAGACGAGGGCGCGTGTGACCTTTAACTCCCGCGCGACTTCGGCCTGGGACTTCTTGCCGTTGAGTTGGTCGAGGCCAGCCGCGAAAGCGATCGCGTTCGCCATGACGGGGAGGTTGTTCGTCTCGAGGAGAAGCCCGACCACCTTTCCAAGCGTGAGCGCCTGCTGACGCACCTCGGCAGCTTGGAGCATGGCCATGACCTTGCGGGCCACGGCGGGCGTCGTGCCGAGGTCATCGGCGAGGATGTCTTCGGGTGAATCAATGTCGAGGTCAGGCATATAGGCGGGTTCGCCGTCGCGTGCGGTGAAGGTGTTCATTGGAATGCTCGGCGTTGGATTTTGTCGGCAGGGAGTCGAAGGGTGCGGCAGAGGGAGACAAAAATCGGGGAGCGGATGAAATGGATGGCGCTGGCCTTGTGGAGTTCCCACTCGGCGTTCTTGTTTTTGTTCGCAAAATCCGTCTTGGCATCGACATCGAGGACGGTCTGGCGAATGAAGGCGCACATGAGTTCGCGGCACCCCTTGTCGTCGTATGTCATGGCTTGGCCGTCCTCCGGTTGTATTCGGCGATCAACAAAGCGTCCGCTGTGGCGTGCGTGACCTTCAGCGTCGGGAAAAGCTCCTGCGCCCGGCGCTTGCTCACATTCTTGTCGCCACGGGTCAAACACCCCATTGACTTCTGCCACGCTTGAGGCCGCACGCGCTCGTAGGGGACGCGTAGAGCGGTCAGAACCGCCTGCAAGCGCCCATACCCCTCCCCGAATGTGAAAGCCGATTTAACGCCCATCTGCGGCGAAGAGTGAACCAACTCCAGCACCGCCCGAGGCTCTGCCAGCGAAATGGCATCACTGAGGAGGTCGATGAGGTCGCGGTCGGTCTCGGGCATTTTGTGCGCCCATGGCTGGCCGGTGGTTGGGATGAATGCGATACCGCCGGACAAGCCGGGGTCTATTCCTATGTAGAGTTTCATTTTGTATTGGGTTGATTGTGATTAAAAATTGCAGGGACGGGGCGCGCTTCCTTTTCAATATGCCGCCGCTCGATCACCAATTTAATGGGAGAGGAAGCTGTCACGGATGTCATACTGCCTGCTAAAGTGTTCATACGCCGCACATTCCCTCGCATTCGTTGCCGAATGATTGCTCGTCGAGCCAGAGGGACAACTGCCCGCGCTCGATGTCGGTGGAGAGATCGACCTGATCCAGCGGAACGAGGCTCGGGTGAAGAAACGGAACGCCGCGCATTTTTTCCGTCTTTGCCTTGACCGCTTGCAGGTCTTTTTCAAAACGAATAGCTCGCGCAAATTCTTCTGGCTCTTCGTCGCGGAGGCGGCGCCACTCGTTGTCGGAGTGGAACGGGCAAAACACGCAGGCCGAGCGCGGTGGCTTCGGGTAGCCATGCTGCTCCATCCATTTAAGGCAGTCCCGGCGACCCATGCGAAGCTCCACAAGCGGCCAGCGATGTTGGGACCATGCCACCCGACTCGGCTTGATGCGTTGGATTTCGTCCCATGAAATCCCGATCCATTGGGTGACGGTGATTTCCTTTTGCCCACGCTTAACCTGTCCCAGTCGGCGAGCGGCTCGCTCAAGCTGCTCCACTTTGTAAGAGTAGGTGCATTGGCGCCCCATGATTCCACGGGAGCCGTCTTTATTTTCGATAAATGCAGGGATCAGGCTTTTGCTCCAACATCCAGACCCATCTTTGCGTTGCCTGATAAGTAGAGACTCATCCGTCATGTCGCCACGGGTCACGCGATGCACCGGGAACGGTAAGTGCTCCTCCAGCCAATCGAGCCATTTGTAGACGCTGGCGGGTTCGGCCTGCGTGTCGGCAAAGATCGCGGCATCTGGCATCGGCGTGACTTCGCCATGTGCGGCCATGAGAGCCAAGGTGCTGCTCTGCACTCCGGCCCCGAGGGACAGGAAGGTGAAATCCGTGGCTGGCGGTGGTTCAAATGGGTTCATGAGTCTTGTTGTTGGGTGAATTTGGCGATGGCGCCGTCCATCTGGACCGGCACCGCGTGGCCGCGCTCGCCGTCGCGGTTTTTGTCGAGTGAAATGAAGGATTCATCTCCGTGGCGGATCATCCACACATGGTCCGAGTGCATCCCGATGGCGCGGGATTCGCGCAGTTTGCCGTCTTCGTTGAGCTGGCTGGCCGTGGCGACCGCGATGTTGAGTTGCAAAGCCAGCGCCTTGAGCCGCCGGGTGATCTCCGAGACATGCTGCTCGCGTGTTTCGTTCGATGCCATGGCCCGCAGGTGGACGAGTTGCACATAGTCCACGATCACGAGGTCGGCTTCGCCCTTGCCCGCGAGGTCACGCGCCGAGGCGTCGATCGACTCCATGTCGGTGAAGCCCGACTCCACCACGAGGCCGGATTGGGAAATCAACCCCGACGCCGAGTTGAATTTCGCCAGCATATCCTTGTTGACCGCTCCCTTGGCCCCCGCGATGCGGAAGACGCCGACATTGAATCCCGCCAGGTGCGAGACCATGCGAGCGAGGACTTGGGTGGCCGGCATCTCGAGGCTGAAGACCGCCACCTTTTTGCCAGCGAGGACCGCCTGCACCGCCATCTGGAGGAGCAGGATCGACTTACCGCCCGAGGTCGGCGCGCCGATCGTCAGGAGTTCGCCACGCTTCACGCCGCCATTCGTCACGCGGTCCAGCCATTCGATCCCTGTCCCAAATGCCTCCGCAGGCGTGTGGTTTTCGAGTTCCTCCGTCAGCTTGAGCAGGAGGTCTTTCGTCGAAACCCTCGGGCGGTCCACCATCATCGCCGCTTCGGAGAGAGCCAGCGACACGCTCGCGATGTCCCCCTCCTGGCGAAGAAACGCCCCCTCGGCTTCACGCACCGCGGACAATGCCCGGCGATACCTCGCCGCATCCATCAGTGCGCTCCGGTGCCATGCCGCCGTCTTGGTGTCGCCGGTTGGCATGAAGTCCATCAGCTCGGTGAAGCCGTGCATCCCCCCGACCGCGTCGAGTTGGCCCTTGGCTTCGAGCCGCGACTGCACCGCGAACGGGTCGGTCGCCATGCCCGTATCGGCGAGTTCCTTCGCCGTGGTCAAAATGATTTTGTGCGCCTCCGAAAAAAACAACTCCTCCGGCCAAGACATGACTCTCAGGCATTCGAAGTTTTGCAGGATGCAGGAGATCGCGGCCTTCTCGGCGGTTTCGTTGAGTGGGACGCTTGGGAGCATCGGGATAATCTTGGGGAGTGTTGTCATACGCAGGTGGGGAGGAAGCGGTCGCAAGACCGCTCTATATTCTTCTCTTCTCTGGTTACATTTTTGTTACGCTTGCCCCGTAACTTTTCCGTAACGGCATCGTTGCCGCGTTTCTTGGCCATTCGCAGGGCCGCAAGTGCTCGGTCTTTAGATGTTTGGCTGTTGTGGCGGTCGAAGTTTACAAACTCGATTTTGTCGCCTTTCACAATCAACCAACCGCATTTTGCCATTGCTTCATCGAAGGTCGGCGTGTGCGTGATTTCGCGGATGATGCGCAGTGCCGTAACACCCGTTACGCCGTCAGCGTAACAATTCCGTGACGCCCAAGCCCACACCTTCACGAGCTTCCCGACCACCGCGTCGAGGTCGAGGCCGGTGTGGTCGGCAATCGCCGCCACCTCGACCTTCTCGTGTAGGTGGTTCTCCACTTTGATCCATTCTCCTGCCATATTATTTCCTTCCTTTTCTGGGGTTCGCTTCCGCCTCGATCAAATACTCCCGCACCCGTGCCAAATCCGCCTCGGCCTGCTCCCGATCCTCCAGCGCGTAGGTGTGCTGGTAGGTCGGGAATGGCTTGGCACGGTGCAAACGCGGCCCGATTGGGACATCGTTCGCGCAGATGGCCAACCGGAGCGCGAGGCGGATATGGCGGGGTTCATCCATCAAAACGGAATCTCGTCCGCTTCCGCTGGGGAGGTTTTGGGTGCAGGTTTGGCCGCTGGCGCCTTGGCCTCTGCCACTTCCTTCGGAGAAACCCAGCGGCTCACCTCGTGGTAGCCCGACTCCTCGTTGAACTCGACGATCACCGTGCCGGTGCGACCGAGGAGGTGTTCCGGTTCGACGCTTGCCGGTTCGTTCGGGACGATGGCAAAGCCCAGCGCCTCGCGGACTTGGTCGATCTTCCACGCGGCCTTGGGCGTGAAAACCATGTTGTCGTATATGGTCGAGCCGTTCGTGCCGTCCGAGAGTTTCACCCGGCACTTGAGGCGGATATATTCGTTTTTCGAGCGGTCGGAGAATTTCAGCTCCGCGCCTTCGATCTCGACCTTGAATTTTCCCGCAGTGATCTGGGGAGCTTTTGGTTCCTGCTGTGTGTATGTTGGCATGATTTAGTTGTTTTTGAGTTTTGCTTGACGAAGCGTAGTGATCGGCGCGCCCGTCCGGATCGCCGTTTCATCCACCTCCACGCCGGAATCGGCGCAGAATTGGCGAAAGTTCTTGCCCGACATCTTGCCGCCGAGGGCGAGAATGAGGGTCTCTTTGGAAACATTGGCCGAGGCTTTAGCGATGGCATCGGCCTCGACATAATCGCGGCCGGCCATGCTGGAGACCTTCCAGCCGGGAATTTCCTCCCCATCGGCGAGTCGAGTCTTGAGGAGTTCGATCAACGGATCGGCGAGGTGCTTCTCGGCCGCCTTCCAGTTTGCCGCAAAGACCGAGAGCGCCAGCGGGTCCGCCGCGATCTCCGCGCGGATCTCGTCGAGAGCACGCTCGCCCTTGACCAAGGCCAGAGCCTCGGAAGATTGGCGCACAATGGCGCGGCACCCGTTAAAATTGGCACACCAGCCGCAGTATTCATTCGGAGTCGGCTCGGCCGTGCGGCTCGAGGCCTCGGCGATGAGATTGCTAACCGTGGCCTCGGCCTGGTCGCGGGTTAAGTCGTAAGTTCTACGCAATCGCTGATCGACATAGACCACATGAGCCGTCCACGAATCCGCAAAGTGCTCCTGCATGCACGCGAGGCTGTAGGCTGCGAGCTGCTGGCGATAGTTGCGCACTTGGCCGGTCTTGATGTCCGCGACCCACTTGGCCCGAACGCATACCGCGTCGGCGGTGCCGGGTTTGGAAAGCCCCGGCACCTCCATGCCCAAATGCTCCTCGCGCGTTTCCACATGGTAGCCGCCGGAAAGGACGCGAAGTTCATTCGCGCCCCACTCGACCGCCTTCTTATCCTCCGCGCTCAGTAGGTCGAAGGTCGTCGGGTCATCCATGAAAAGCTCGCGGAGAGCTTTGTCGAGCAAAGTGCCACGCTCGGCCGCCAGGCTGGCCCCAGGCGCGCCCGTAAAGAGCGCGCACTCCGCCAGCTTCGGCAGGGACGATGGGGAGATTTCCTTAATCACGCCGCCACCTCCATCTGTGCGGCTTTCGCCTTGGCGACCAAAGCCTCGGGCCGTGCCACGATCTGCTGGCGGAGTTTCGGAGCCGCGTCACGCCATGTCTGCCCCTCGGTCAGCGATCCATTGGCGAGGAGGAAGGCGTTGACGATCTCCTCGTTGTCCTCGAGGACGGCCACCGACTCACGGCCGATGATCTCAACCGCAGGCGCCGAGGTTTTGGGTTTCGCCTGGAAGAGGTGCGCCACCGCGGACCACTCCATGGGAATCTCGTCCGGCAGTCCCGAGCGGGTCTTCGCGTCGTAAGCCGCCGAGTGCGTCGTGTAGATCACGCGCTCCTTGCCGCCGATGCCCTTGGCCTTGCCGCCGTCGTTCGTTACCGATTTCGTTTTGAACCGGAAAAACCAAAGCTCGTCGGCCCACTCTTTAACGAGCGGCGAGGACTGCTTGGAGAGCTTCAACTCGTATCGGTCGTAAGCGGCGAGGATGTCCGGCGGTTCCGTGCGCTGCACTTTAGAGTGAGCGATAACCACCACATTTTTGCCTCCCTCGATGAGTCGATCCAGAGCCCCGAGAAACCGGCTCATCTTTTCCGCTGCCATCACCCACCCCTTGCCGAAACCGAAATCCTCGACCGATTGCTTCTTGTTAGCCGCCAGCAAATCCTCGACCGCCAACCGCTCCGCCCAATCGGCGCTGTCGATAACCACGGTGCCGTAGTCGGTCTTTGAAACCTCCGCGATGCACTCGCCGAGTTGCTTCCACGAGTCCACCGCCACGCGGTCAACATCCAGGTGAGCCGTCCCGCCCTCGATGTCGAGGAAGAGAGGTTTTGGGAATTGAGCCGCAAAGGTGGACTTGCCAACCGATTCCACCCCGTAAATCACGACCCGCTGTGGTCGCTGTTGTTTTCCAGATATAATTTTCATGTCACTCTTTCGTTGTTAGTTTTGCGCGTTGTGTGGGATGCGCGCCCCCCATGGCTCCTGCCCTCTCAGGCGAAGCGGAAATTCATTCGTTATTCGTGAACGGCGTATCTCATTCGTCCGACGGTGAGTAAGTCAGGCAGCTCCACCGAAGCTCGGTCTCGGCTCGGAGCGCCGCCGCGAAGCAATCGACGCAAAGCGGCCCGAGGTCTTTGTCGAGAAGGTGGGAAAGGGTTTTGCGGTCGTAGCAGACGCACAAATGGCAAAGCGCCGAACTCATAGCCGTCACCTCCGCGTTTTCCGTGTTAGGATTATTCATCGAAATCCTCCCACTCCCTCCACCGGCGCCGGCGCTCTTGGTGGTCGCGGAATCTGATGATAATGCTGCGCTGCCCAGCCCAATACGCCGCGCAAACCGAGCCAAGCGTTACCGTCGCAAGAAAAATCCCCTCCCAGCCGCTCATCGTGCCAGCCTCCCCGTAAGCGCCAGCAAAAGGACCGGCACCGTGATGATCTGAAGAAAATCCAAGGCGTAGCCTAGGCAGCGGAGTGTCGTCTCGTAGTCCATCACTTCGCCCTCCGTTCAAACTTCACCGAAAACGGCGTTACCTTAAATGAGCGCCAGAATTTCAGCCGCGCCTCGTCCGGCGTGCTGGCATGGACATAATCGCCGAAGGGTCCGAAGACTCCGTTGGCTGTGCAGAGGTAGAGATTCATGGTTGTTTCCTCCTGGTTGCTGTGTTGCTGCGATTGGCGCCACGGCCGATCCGGCCCATGAGCCACTCGCGAAAGCTGTGTCGGGAGATGTGCCAACCGCCGGTGCGCCCGAATGGCAGCGTCGCCAAAAACTCCCCTTGCCGAATGTGCGGATAGAGACCGCGCTTCGTCAGCCCGCACTCTTGGCAGGCTTCTTCGATGCTCATGAACTCCTGCGAGAAGATCATTTCCGCGCCCTCCGCTTGCTCTTGCGTTCCACCATTTCGCGGACCGCTTGAACGATCACTTTGCTTGGCGTGATGTTTTCGGCCTCCGCTTGCCTTTTGATTGCTTCCCAAAGTTCTGCTGGGAAACAGGCCCCTTGTTTTCTGCTCGTCGCTGTCATGCGGTGCACTTTTTTATTTCGGTGCACTTATTGCAATAAAAATCTGTCAATGGGGTGTTATGCTTATACGAAGATTTTTATTGACATCCGCATAAACACTAGGTTTGCGGGCGAAAATATTTTTTTGGTGCACCGAAAAAAAGATCGGTTGCAAGTGGTGCACCTTTGCTTTTTATTTCAAAATATGGGCCGCAAAAAAAAGCCAGAGTCAGAAAAAGCCACAAAGCCCGGCGTGTCACTCGACGCCGAATGCCGCGATATTTTGATCAAGATTCGGCAGTATGAATATGAAGCCGAGCGCACCGACATGGCCCAAGCTCAAGCCATTAGAAAGTGCATCCGCCTCGCTTGGGATTTACACTACGCGGCCAAGTATCTTCCGTTTACTGAGAGCATCAACCTCAGTCTAGTTGCCGAAACGCCGGGAAATACCGTGCCCCAGGACTCTGCCGCGAGTGTCGTCGTCACGCCCGAAACTTCCGATGGTGGACCCTTAACTCGCCCGACAATCCGTTACCCGAAGGGTGGTCGGCGGAAATCCACGATCTGACTTTAAATCTTCCACCAACTCCGCCAATCCGCCCGGCGTGCAGGCACGGCGTAGGTCGAGATGACTAGCTGAATCGAAGTCCCCATCTGGTAAGCCGTGCGGCCGGGGTCGTTGGACTTGCCGAGGTGGTAGGTGGCGAAAGAATGCCGGAGCGAGTTTTCTGGAAATGTCTTCCAAGCCACCGCGCCCTCCCGCCGTAGCCGCTTCACGAGCGCCCGCCGCTCCTTGTAAAATTCCGCCTCCGTGCCAGCCACCAGCGGCCCGCGCTTTCCGTTGAAAAGTTTCATGCGTTTTTTCAACGGCTCCGTCATGTCGACAAGACGCTCGCGGTTCCCTTTCTTTTTCTGCTTCGCCACTTCCGGCCCGATGTAAATCTGGCCCTTTTCGACATCCTCCCACCGAAGCCGCAAAATCTCGACCGTCCGAAGGCCCGCGAAGCCACCCAGCAAAATCGAAGCCCGCAGCGTGTCGCTCATCGCCTCGTCTGATAAAAGCGTCACCATTTCCTCGGGAGTCAGGATGTTTCGCTTCGGCGTCGAGTCAGGGCATACCACCGGCCGCCACGGTGACTTGTCGAGAAGGTCAATCTTAACGCACCAATTAAAAAACATCCGAGCGTAGCGATAGATCGTCGCCCGCGAAGTCGAGCACCCCTTGATCGTCTTGAACCACTCCAAGCACCGCACCGGCGTCACGCCCTTGAGCGGCCCGCTGAATCCCTCCGCGATCCACCGCGTCACCTTCTCCACTTTCTCCCGATGCGATTTCGAGTAGTCCGAAAATTGACCGTTAAACATCGCCACCGCCCGAGCCACCGAAACGCCCGTCGGCTCCTTCAGCGAATCCGTCCCCTGCTCCTTGATCTGAGCCACAAGCCGACCGCCCTCAATGTAAGCGCTAGCCTCCTCCGCAAAAAAGCGGCGAATCCTAGAGCCAGCCACCGCCGCAGGAATTTCCATTTTCCACGGCGTAGAGGGCCGCGCCGGGTAGAAGGAAACAAAGAATCGCGTTCCCTCGGACAAAAGTCGTGTTGCCATAGCAAAACAACCTGTTGCCCGTGTTGCCCGCGAAATCAACCTTTTAATGTCACAAGCGGTCAAAACGAGTCGAAACAAATCAGAAACGAAAAAGCCCGCAGAGGCTTTATTTATGCACCTCTGCGGGCTTTCGGTGAAGAGATTACCGGCGGTCGGGATCGAACCGACACTTCGTGAGAAACGCGATTTTGAGTCGCATTACTGCTTTTGATTATCAACTACTTGCAACTCTGTTGCCCGCTGTTGCCCTGTTTCTTGTTTTTCACTGGCCGGAAAATAGCCACGCCGCGCACGCCGTTGTTGCACATGACGCGAATGATTTTTTTCTCAAATTTTTTTTGATTCGTGAGCGTTTTCATTTGCGAAAACACCGTTGCGAGTGATTGGCCGGATTCCTCGGCTATGCTGGCGACGGTTTTCCATCCTTCGGCTTCGTAGGCGGCCAAGTTGTCCTCTTTGGTGGACTCGTAGAAGTTCGCCCAGGCGGCGCTTAGATCGGGAGAAGCCAGGGCTGGCCTTTTTTTCGTTCGCATAAATTGACTGTCAGGGAGGTGTCGCAGTAGTGGCCCCAGGCGAAACCTTGCGACCACGCGAGGGTGGCGCGGCGTTCGGAGGCATAGGGCATGTCGAAGTTGGCGAGCATGCCGACGCAGTAGCCAGAGGCGCCGTCGATGTTGCGGGCGCGCTCCCAGCCGACGCGGTGGAGGTGGGCCATGACCACATTCCCGTAGGTCTCCGCGTGGTCCCTAATGGCGCTGACATTGAACATCGAGCCGTGGACGAATTTGGTGCCGCCGAGTTCGACGAAATTCCGGATGCCGTAGGGGGTGAGCGGGGCGCGGAGTTTCTTCGCGGTCTCCTCGATTTTTTGGATGGTTAGGTTGGCCGCGTAAGCGAGGAGGGCGTTCGGGCTTTTGGAAAATTTCCAGAGTCTGGCTTCGTGGTTTCCGCAGAGGATTTGGTTGGGCTCGAGTTCGTGGAGGAACTCGATGCCGGCCATGAGGTCGCCCGCGACATCGGCGGCGTGGTCGGCGTCGTTGCTGTCACGCACGGCTCCGGCGCGGAAACTGGCGAGGTCAATGAAGTCGCCGAGGTGGATCGTGGTTTGGGGCTTCCACGCGGCTTTGAATTTCAGCACGGCGGCGCGGGCTTCGGGATCGATCTCGGCGCCGTGCGAGCATCCGACGGCCATCCACTTTTTCCATTTCTTGATTGGTGTCATGGCAGGTCGGGGATTTCGTTGTCTTTGCGGAGTTCCCACAAATAGGAGCGCACTTTTTCGAGGGTGGCGTCGCATCCTTTTTGCGTGACGCCTTCGTCGTCTCGCCATTCGCGGAACTCGCCTGAGCCGTGTTTAAGGAATGACCGGATTTCGTTAAGAAGGTCGTCGAGTATTAAAACGGTGTCCATTCCCTTGACCGCGCAGATGTGTTCTGTGCGCTCCTCGGGCAGGGTGAATTCGAGCGTAGCCTTCATTCGACTTCCTCCTCGTCGTCCTCTTCCTCTTCCTCGTAAGGGAAAAGGAATGAGTGGGCTTTTTCGCTGAGGCTTTCGACGGCGTAGTGGTTGCCCCAATGCGAATGCATGTGGAAGGTTTCGCCAGCGTCTTCCCAACTTGTGACGACGAGGCCGCAGTCGAAATGCTCGAGGAGGAGCGTGCGGACTTGCTCGAGGACTTTCTCCCGCTCCGGCGGAAGGGAGGCTTTGGTTTTTCGGCTCATGCGGCGCGGTTGAGTGCGGCGAGAAGGGCGGCGTGGGCGGCTGGGGAGCAATCGTCTTTGCGGCCCGGCGCGATGTCGGCGTGGCGGATGATGTTGGAAAGGGGAATGTGGTATTCGTCGAGTATCGGGAGGAGGTATTCGACCGCGCTGAGTATGGCGTCGTCGCCGAGCGGCACTTGATAGGTGTCCCCTTCCCACGCGAGGCCGATGGCGAAGGAGTTGGCGTCTTTTCGGCCTTGCCACGAGCTAACGCCGGCGTGCCATGTGCGTTGGCTGGGCAGGGCGAGCACGGTGCGCTTGCCGTTGCGGGCGATGATGCAGTGGTAGGAGACCTTGCTCACGGGGTCCATGCACCACGAGACCGAACCCGCGTAAGCGCCGGAGGAGTGGTGGAGCACGACATGGGTCGGCTTGATGACGCGGCCGGCCGAGACATTAGGCGTCTTGCGGTTGGTCTGCGGGTAGTAGCGGACGGGGGCAGATGCCGTCGGGGACGACGGCGTTCCTGTGGACTTCGACTTCGCCGGTGCTGGTGCTGGCGCGGCGGGTGGCTGGGCCATGGGGAACATTCGGCGGAGGAAGTCGAGGAAGTTCATTTGTCTTTGAGCGCGGGCAGGGTTTGCTGGAATTGGCTCAGCGCGTGGAGGAGGTTGGCGTTTTCGCGTTCGCCTTCGGTGAGGCGCGGCTCGAAGCGCACGACGGTGCGTATGTGGAGCGTGCCAGCCTCGCCGATGCGGTCACCAAAAGGCGGCATGGGAACGGCCACGCAGGAGGTCAGGAAGGCGAGAGCCAAGAACAGCCAGCCGAGGATCATCAACACGGCGGCGGTTTGTTTGGGGGTCATTTTCCTTTGCGGAAAACATTGATCGCGCCGACCAGTCCGAGCCCGGCGGCCACGATGGCTTCCTGATGCTCGGGCTCGAGACGGAGGCCGATAGCGGTGCCAACCAAAATCAAACCGCGCCATGTGGAGTTTTCCGCAAGCCGGTCGAGGATGTAGAGGAGTGCTTTCATCTCCCCTGCGGGCATGTCAAAGCCTCATGGGCGCGAAGCGAGGATTTGCTCGATTCGCTTGGTCCGTTCGTCGATGCGGGCCAAAGTCTCGGCGCGGTCGGCGGCGGTGGCTTCGATTTTTTGCAGTCGCTGCTCCTGCTTTTCGTTTTCGATTTCAACGCGATTCACTTTTTCGGGAAGAATCCACCACGCTTGGGAGGCCGAGAAGACGGTTGCCACCAGGGCGAGCGCGGCGATGAACTCGCCGACGCTCATTTTTACCCCTGGTCTGTTTCGGACAACTTCAGTGCTCATTAGCTGTTCGCCTGAGCGATGAGGTTGCCGACGATGGCTGTCGTCGCGACATTCGCGAGGCGCTCGGTGTTGAGGGCCGAGACTTTGGCGAGTTCGGCGGTCAACTCCGTGCGGACTTGGCTGGCCACGGTGGCGGCGCTTGGGGCTGTCGCACCGCTGACCGGGGCGTCGAGGCGAGCGAGTTCGGTGGCGAGTTCCACGCGGACCTCGTCGGCGATGGCGGCAGCGCTTGGCACGGATGGCGCATTAGTGAGGGTCGTGACGGTCGCCAAGGTGCCGGATGGCGCGAGGCGGGAGCTGATGGCGGCATCGATCCGCCCGAGTTCAACAGAAAGCTCGGTGCGGACTTGGCTGGCGATTTCGGCCTCGGTCGGGACATCGGGCGAGTTGGTGAGGGTATCGACCACGCCGCCGGTGATCTCTTTGGTGCTGGCGCTCCACACGGCGCTTGCCACGGAGGCCGCGCTGGGAGCGGCAGCGGTGGGGATGCTGTCGAGTTTTCCGCCGGTGCGCTCGAGGTCGGCACGGACGGCTGCGACGAGGGAAACTTCGCTGAGGTTGGTGTTCCCGATTGCTCCTACGATGGCGTTGAGGACGGCTTGGCCGTCGCCTTCGTTGAGGAGCGAGCCTTCCACGGCGGCGCTGATCTGCGCGGTGGTTGGGATGTCGGATACCGCTGCGGGCGAGGCCGGGAGGTTGTCGGTTTTGCTCTTGATCGCGGAGATGTCCGAGTTGGCTGGCGCGGTGTAAGAGGCCGAGGCCAGTCGGCTCGAAACGGAGGCGTCGAGATTACTGAGCTCTGTCAGCTCTGTGCGAACGGCTGAAGCCACAGCGGCGGCTGTCGGGGCGCTGGTCGGGGCTGTGTAGGCTGCCGAGGCCAGACGGCTTGAGACGGAGGCGTCGAGATTGGAAAGCTCGGTCAGTTCGGTGCGCACGGCGGAGGCCACAGAGGCGGCACTAGGCACGCTAGGGAGGTCGCCGGTCGTGAGGGTCGATCTGGTGCTGGTGGCGACATCCAAGCGCGAAAGTTCGGTGGATAGCTCCGTTCTCACCTGTGCGGCGATCTGGCTTGGCGTCGGCACGGTCGGTGCGTTGGTGAGCGTGTCAACCACGCCGCCGGTGATGGATCGCGTTGCCGCTCCCCACACGGCAGTTGCTACGGCTTCGCCTGTGAGTAGGGCTGTGCCAACCGTGTGGTCTGTGGCGACTCCCACCGCAACCTGGCTCGGCAGTGGCACGGCCAGCGTGCCTGTCATGCCGCTGTAGGTCACACCGCTTCGAACATGGTTGGTCGCTGGTCCGAGGCCGGTATTGTCGGCGGTGAACATGTCCACATAGGTTCCCGTTCCGTTAAGCGCGTATCGGGTTTTCGCGGCAGTTGGGGTGGTTAACAAAATAAATTTTGTCGTGTTGACCGGAACGAGTCCATTTGACGCATAGATAAAGGAGCCGGACACACGCACAATCGAACTGGCATTTGTTGAGCTAACAGCGTGAGTGTTTGGGGTGGCTGTAAGTTCGCCTGTTAAAGTGATCGTCGCGGTGCTATTATTTAAAAGTCCGGGACTAACTGTGCCGCCACTCACATTTCCGGTGATTGTTACAGGTCCTGTGCTAACATTAGTCACTCCTGGTGAGCCTGTATTACTCCCACCAATCACATTTCCGGTAATTGTTACAGAGCCTATGCCATTATTATTGACGCAGAGCGAGTTAGTCCATGTCGCTCCTGTGCAGTTGCCCGTTATGAATATCGCACCAGAGCTGGCATTATTTACCCCATTTGCATTACTACCAACCCCGCCAGGTGATACATTTCCTGTCAGTGTAAGAGTGCCTGTTCCGGCATTATTTATGCCACTGGCTGAGTTTATTGTCGCATAAACTACATTTCCAACAACATAAGCGATTGCGGGGGACGCCTCTAAAAAGCGCAATACATAAGTGGCCGGAGTGGAACTGCCTGATGTGATATTGGCAGTAAGAGTGACGCCGTTTGAAATTACAAAATTTCCTGTTCCTAAATTACTGATTAAATCACAAGTTGCATTGGCAGTGATATTTATGGTGTGTCCCGTGGAAGCGCGGGCTTCGTCACCGACACCGGGGACAACGCCGCCGACCCATGTCGCGGGTGCGTTAAAATTGCCGCTCGCGGCAGATACGATGAGGGCCATGGCTTAGAGTCCTTTTTCGGAAATGTAGGTTTGGAGGGCGGTTTGGATCGCGGCGATAGCTTGCTGGGTAGCGGCATCGGAGCCTGCGAGCGTGCCGAGCGAGATGCCTTTAGCCTCGGCGTCAGCGGTCTCCACGACGCCATCCTCGATACGGGTCGGGATGAGGCGCATGGCGACATTGGCGTCCGTGCTGCCATCGGCGTTGTATTTGCCGGTGATGGCGAGGTTCAGCGAGTAGCGGTCGTAGGATTTGCCGTCGATTTGGAGTGGAGTGGATGCTGTCATGGTGTTTGGATTTTTGGTTAAGAAAATTGGAGGTTTGTTTTGTTTGACCACGCGCCGGTGGCGCTGGATTCGGTGCTGGTGGTGCCTGCGGCGTTGAAGATGGTGCGGGAGATTTCCCAGTTGGCGCTGTCGTAGACGCTGCCGTGGTTGGGAAAGTCGGCGTAGAGGAGGAAGCCGAGGTAGGTGGTGGTGCCGTCGGCGGAGAGATCGAATGCCCAGACGCGGTCGGGGGCGTCTTTGGTGCCGGCCAGCTTGTAGACTTCGCCGGTGGAGGGGTTGCGGCTGTAGAGGCGGCGGTCGGCGTGGTTGACGCAAATCTCGCCGAGGGCGAGGTCGGTCGTGTTCGGGATGCGCCCGGTGACCGTGCTGCGTTTTGGGATGATTTGTGGGTTTGCCATGTGGCGGTTTTTGTTTTGCGGGGTTTTGACCCCCCGCGTGGCGAGGCGCTATTTGAGCGCCCCGCCGGGGTTGGTGGGTTTAGGGACTAGTAAACGCCGCCATCTATCGTGCTCTCCAAGGCGGAGATACGAAGTTCGTGGTCGGCGACATCGGCCTCGACTGCGTCCAGGCGGGAGTCGGCGCTGGCTCCTTCGAGAGCCGTGATGCGGTTGGAGAGCGAGGTGTCGGCTGTCGCACGAGTCGAGCTTTCCGAATCGAGATTGGTCTGGACTCCGGCGATGTCGGACTCGAGGCCGGACACATCCGAAGCGCGGGCTGCGGCTTCGGCGGAGACAGCGGCGATGCGCGCGGTCTCTTCCGAAACGATGTCGGCTTCGGCTGCGGTGACGCGGGTGGTCAGCGCGGAGAGGTCGCTCGAGACGCCATTGATCGAGGTCTGGAGGCCGGAGTCGCCAGCGATGCGTGCGGTCTCTTCGTCGTCGATCGCGGTGTTGATCGAGGAGATTGCGGATGCCAGGGCGTTGTCGTTGGTCAGATCGACCGAATTGATCAGGGTGACGATTTCCGCGAAGCTGTCCTTATCAGCCTGTGAGGCAGAAAGGATTGCGTCGATGCGGCCTTTTTCCGTGGTGATCTTGCCGTCCAAAGCGGTGTCGGCTGCTTCCAAATTGGAAACGGCGGAGCTGATCGCGGACTGGCGGGCGGAGGTCTCAGCGGCGATGTCGTCGGCGAGGTCGCTCTCGGCACCTTGAGCGCGGGAGATTTCGGCGTTGAGGTTGTTGGTGAGAGTTGTGTCGGCTGCTTCGCGGGCGGATTGCTCGCTCGAAACGGCGCTGTCAACATAGGTCTTTTTGGCGAAGATGTGCTCGCCGCCGATTGGCAACACGCCTTCGGCTGTGCCGATGAAGAGTGACTTGTTCAGCGTGTCGAATGCGACTTCACCAGTCTGCAAGGAGACGGGAGCGCCGGAACCGCGTTTGATTTTGATGATTGGATTGGCCATGGCTAATTAGGTGGTGGTGGTGGTTTTGGTTGGGCTGTTCGTGGGTGGGTGATTGTCAAAAATTGCCCGCGTCGATCACGGGGATCATGAGTGCGTAGGCGCTCGCGGTGGTGCTCCAGCGGTAGGGCATGCCTTCGTCGAGGGCCATGTAGAGGCGGTCGGGTTTCCCGATGCTCGGAAAGCTCGAGCGGCTCGGGTATTCGACGACGCTCGGCGGGAGGGTGAGTTCGAACGAAGAGAGATCGAGCGTCTGCGTGATGTTGGATTCGGTGATCGTCGTCATGGCGTGGCGGTGTAGGTGGCCGTGGTGCGGTTTGCCCAGGCGACGGCGGTGGCGGAGCCGGTGGAGACGACGCGACCGGCGAGGTCGAAGGTGGTGCGGTGGATCGTCCAGACGGGATCGGAGGCGCTGGAGGGGCCGGCGTAGTCGGTGTTGGCGATGCGGCCGTAGTAGTTCGTGAGGCCGTCGCTCGAGGTGTCCGATGCGTAGCGGTAGAGGGCGGGATCGACGGGGGGTTGGACGGTGCGAAGGCCGAGGGCGGTGAGGGCGATTTGCTGCCCGGCGGCGGGGATGCCGTCGAAAATGATCAGGCCGTTTGGAAAATCGATGAGGTAGTCCGTGACGGGGGTCTGCGTGACGCCGTTGAGCTGCACGAGGACATGAGCGGGGTCGCTGGAGGCGAGGCCGCCGACGCTGTAGGTGTCTGTCGCGCCGGTGGCCGTGTGGACGGTCGTGGTGATCGAGAGGCCCGGGGCCGATGCGATGATGTAGCTGGAAAGGCCGGTGATCTCGGTGGCGGCGTGGGTGTGGACCGTGTCGGCTTTTGAGAGATCGACCCAGAGCTTGAAGGCTGGCGAGGCGGAGGGATCAAACGCGGCCCAATAGAAGGTTCCGGGCGGATACCCGGGGTTCGGCTCGCCGGTGCGGATGTAGAGAGCGCCGTTGTAGCTGACGACTTGGCCGGGGTAGTAGTCGGCCCCGTTGTCGTAGGTGCCGCGATAGTCGGCGGGCTCGGGCTGGAGCGCGGTGTCGGCTTTGGCGCCTTGGGCGGCGGTGGCTTTGCCATCGAGCGCGGTCTGAAGGCCGGTGACTTCGGAGATGGTGTGGTTGTGCGCGGAGGGGGCGAAGGTTGCGGGCTTGCCGGTGAGGGATGACCAATCGACGGGAGGCGAGACGGCGACGACGGCGCTGGCAAAGTCGGTGATGTCGGCGGCCGTGTGGGTGTGGGTGTCGAGCTGGGTCTGGAGGCTGTTAT